CCTTGGTTGCCCCAAGCATTCTCTGCAGTACTGCCAAGGGCGGAATCGGCAAGGGTCTGATTACGGTGAAACACGTAATCATTCATGTCAACCTTGCGATTCATCTTACCGGCAAAGGGAATGGTAATGGTCTGACCGGGATTAATAGTAAACTTGCGCTTCTTAAGAATCCGAAAGCGAGCCTTGAAAATAGGGAACTCGTTAGGATTGACATCAGGAGTTACCCAAGTACGGTCAGAAGTGACAATAGTGGAACTGGCATAATTGGTAACGACATCGTCACCTTGACCTGCACGATGTTGCATGGTAAACAGGAGATCAGACACATTCTTCAAATGTAGCCTAGGAACAATCTCATACCTAACAACATAGACAGGAGTAGACAAAGGATTGTGGAGAGTGTGTACAACACTATACGAACTAATATAGAACATATTGTTCCGAATAAGAGAACTAGTCCCAATACCTGGAAGAGCATCGGATTGAGCAGCACACAGAGACTGCAACTGATCAATAACACTTCCATGAAATAATGTCTGAAAAGCCCAAGCATTGCAGCCTGGGTCGGCTTTGTCCTGTGCAACCTGGCCAAAAATACCAGATAGATCGGTAGGAACGGACGTATTAGAACCGTACGCAAACTCAGCAGACGAAAAAGGCGTAGGAGCGCCTAAAGTAGGTAGAGCTTGAGTTTTGAGTTGTTGACCTTCCATAACACCATTGAATTGATAAGTCAATGAACGAACAGGTGTTATAGTACTAATAATACGCTGAGCTTTAGAAGCACGTTTCTTAGTGGGAAAAATACGAGTCTTCCGACAACGTTTAGCAGGACCATACATGTCTCCTAAACGATTTTGAGATGAATTCTCAGAGATAGAAGAATATGACCTGGATCGACTAGAACTCATCGACGATCCAGCACTACTGCCAGTGGCTGGATTGAACCTGAGAAACTTACCAGGTCCACCAGAACCACCGCCGGCAGTACGCTTAGAACCAGCACCAACGAAAGGAGCATCGTTGGATGTCTTAGGTTTAGAAGAAGGAACAGATTTAGGCCATTGCATCACCCAAGGATCAAGCATCTTCTGTTGAGGGTCTGGATTCTTGTATTGACTGGGGTTTGTAACGCCACTATAAAGCTTACTAAGCTGGTCGTTACCAAAATCGGTCCAAGTGGGCAAGAAAGCACCCATCTTGTGCCTACGATTCTCCGTAGTGTTCTTATTTGCAGCTACATGCTTAGGGTTCGAATTAGCAATGGTACGAACCTTGCCGTACTGCAAACGACGTCTTTTCACCATCTTAAAAAATATGATTACAAACCACCAGCGGGATAGGGAAACAAATCAAAGTTGCGAACTTCGTCAATACGTCTGATAAGCTGCGCAATATCCTCCTCAGTCCGCGAACCCCAAGTCTCACGAGGGGATTTGGGAGTGGTGATGATCAGAGTGGGCGTGTTGAAATGAATGCTTGCTCCTTTGCACTCAACTCGGTGAGGATATCGGTCAAGCAATCTGAGAAGCTCGTTAAAGGGGCATAAGCTTGGGCGGTAATCGTCGATAACAACGCAAGATTGCTGGGTGTATCCGTCCCACCATTTGCAATCTCCCATCTTGACATACGCATCAGGATAGTCTTCAAACGCTTTGCGGCTTTTGCCAGTGCCAGTAGATCCGTAATACCACAAGACTTGAGTCTTGGTTCTGCGAGGCCCGTAATAGGCAGCGGAAAGAGTTGAAATCCCTCTAGAATAGACGATAGCTTGCTGGGGGAAATCAGCTGCAATGGTGGCAAGGTCTTTACCTTCTTCGCACGCTTGGCGGATGGCATCCCAATCGGTTCGAGCGCCTCGCGTTCCGGCTCGGTCTGCTGGGCGTAGTCCACCTTCGTAGGGCTCGCACACGTCGAGGGCGCGGGTCTCTTCTTTAGACGAATAGTCAATGGCTTGTTGAAAGGTCCCTCGCATGGGCTCCACGTGGGCGACGGGGGTACCCAAACGTAGCTTGGCATGTCGGAGCTCGACGGCATCATTGAACACGACGACTCCTTGGAGGTGGGGAGTTCCACCTTCTCCTCTTTCTCCTTGGAATTGGAGAAATTTCGCTCTACCTGCATCCACAGCAGCTCGCAAGGCGAATATGTGCTCATCTGTGGGATTATTAATTGTGAAAACCCAATTACGGCTACGCATTTGGGAGAGTTGAAATGGAATCTACATTTTGAATTCATTAAAAATAAAAATTCCCAGTTCCCAAAGTGTGAGGTAATACTAGCTCACACTTAACCCCTATAGGACATATGAACACGTTTCATATTACGATGGGCCCTCCATGCTATCTTAGCAAGAAGGGTCTTTCTACGAGGTTTCCGGGTACGAAAATAATTTCTAGCTGCAAAATTACGAAATTTTATATTCATGTCTCGGTAGTAGCGTCGTGAAATAGGCCCTTGACGAGATCCCAAACGGACAGCCCGGGCCCCGTGATAGAAACGACGATCGAATGAGCGTGATGCGCTAGAAACAGAAGGCATTTGAATGAATTGTCTTCTTCCATTAAATCTGATTAGTTACAGTGATCTGGTGAGTGCTGCTTCCAGCTTGACCAGTAACAGCACTGGCAGCTGTCTCAACGGCGTCGGACAATCTAAACGTACCGTAACGTCTAGCTGTGTCAACTGCACCGTGAGCCTTATACTTAACAGTAGCCCTAAGAATTAACTGGGCAGGAGTAGTCGTAGCCCTATTGGACAAAGCAGAACCAATAGTGGTGTTATCAGACACTCCCTGTACGGCAGGAACGCCAAAAGCTTGATAAGCTAGAATCTTAGTCAACCCCTTGCACATAAAAGAACCTTGGTTGCCCCAAGCATTCTCTGCAGTACTGCCAAGGGCGGAATCGGCAAGGGTCTGATTACGGTGAAACACGTAATCATTCATGTCAACCTTGCGATTCATCTTACCGGCAAAGGGAA